ACCTCTGACTCCGACGAGGCGGATGGCGAGTTGCACCCGTCGGAGTCAGAGGTCGCCAGCAGGCTCATAGCGGCCTTCGGTTCGTTCGAGGCAGCCGAGGACGCCAGGCGACGACTCCTTGAAGTCGCGCGTCAGAGGAAACGAGCCGATGCGCTCCTGACGCTCATGCGAGCCGAGACGTGGATCGCGTTACGTGCTCGGTTAAGTGAAAGGCGCACATGACGCGAGGTACTACTGGAGCGAGGGAGGACCGATGACCAGTGAAGACGAGGCAGCACTGAAGGCAGCGCTAGACGCGATGTTCGCTGATTTCGTAGACAACAGGCGACGAGCCAACCAGCAGTCTGGGTTCGTGTCGGACAAGCCCAGCGAGACGCGCGTGCTGTGCGAGGGCATCTTCGAAGGCCCGAGGTTTGACGTGCACTGCAAGACGTGCGGCAAGCAGATCTACGAGGGCTTCGCGAACAAGGATGGAGACTGCTACTGCATGGACCACGGCAAGCTGGGCCCCCGCGCCTCGCTCATTCAGCTGCCCAAGTGACTGTGGCATTTTGCCCCGCACTGGGGAGATTTGACCCAGTAGAGATAATAAACACCCGTTTATTTAGATCGTAGGTGCGCTGATTCGCGTCCATTTCAGGCTGCGGTCACGAGGCGACGGGTTTGGGTGCTTCTGCGGTCCGCGAACCTTGCCCTTGTCGCTGCGTGGCTTGCGTGGCCTATCGTCAACCCTGCCCATGGGACGACCAAGCACCTTGCCGCCCGATGCAAGGGCAGCCAGCGCCGCCTTTGTGCGGAGTCCGATCATGCGCCGTTCGAATCTAGCTACGACGTCAAGGATTCCGCGCATAAGCTCAGCGCCGGGGTCGTCGCCATCGGAGCCGTCACAGCAGACAAGTGTCGCACCAGCTCTCTCGAGCTCCCTCTCGGTAAGCAATGCAACCAGCGGGTCTCGAGCCAGGCGGTCACGCTTGGCGACGATCAGGTGAGCGGCGCGCAGGTCCTTGACCGCTGCGATAGCCTCGGCGAGGCCGTACCTATCTTCAATTGGAGCTCCACCAGAGACTACCTCGGTGACTATTGAAAGGACGTCAATCCCGCGCCCAGCGGCAGCCTTGCGAATGTCAGCTTCCTGAGCCTCCAACCCGAGCACCTGGTCGGACGTGGAAACCCGAATCAACCCGATCGCAGTTGGATTTGCCATGGCTCAAGATGTATCACGATTGATAAGGAGTTGGATAGATTTATTTGCTCGTATATATCTTACGCAACTGTTCAGTGTGTCAGCGCGCCACACGTGCGCCGGCCCACCGTGCTACGTGGCCCGTGCTACCGAGCCTGCCGTGGCGCTGGACGTGGCCGACCCGGCGAACCCGGACCCCCAAAACAGCCCCGCCCCTCTGCGTGGGTGTACTCCTCTGCATACGAAAATTCACCCCCACGATTCACGTGTAGCGGTCATGTGCAGGGCATGCTACTGTCCCGTTCAGCCATCCCGTGCTCGAGAGACGTATCGCCCCAATGACGACCAGGCCAGGCGAAGGTCACGCGAGCAATCGCGGTAGGGCACGGGGTGGCGCCTGGCACTATCTGCCGACGCCGTCGTTCCGTGGTACTACTGGGTTGCGCGGGTTTCGGTTGGGTGCCCCATTCTCGACGTCGCGAGGCGAAGAGAGATGCCGCAAGGCGAACCGATGACAGCCTGGAAAGACAGGCAGATTCGCCGACGTAAGCTCAACTGGTAGAGCGGGCCGTGGCAGCACAAGCGGCGGGTTGCTGGTTCGAAGCCAGCCGTCGGCACATCGTATAGCGCAAGCACCGAACCATTCTGAGATCCGGATCTGATCTATGCACTATGCTCTCTGCTATCTGTAATCTCTTGTCACGTTACGGTTGACTCACCCGTCACGTTACGTAACAATGACTGTCCATGGCTGGTTACGTGAAGCTGGATTCGGGGATGCTCAACTCGACCGTGTGGTTGGACCGTGACGTCCGTGACGTGTTCATCACGGCGCTACTAATGGCCGAGCTGCGTGAGCTACGGGAGCCGACGCCGCAGATCGAGGTTACGTCGCTCAAGCAGACCGGTTGGATGGTGCCGCCGGGATGGTACGGTGTGGCACATGCTGCCAGTTCCGGCATCGTTGCTCGAGCCGGCGTCCCGCTTGCTGACGGCATAGCAGCGCTGGTCAAGATGGGCAGCCCAGAACTCGACAGCCGGTCGGGTGACTTCGAGGGCCGGCGCCTGGTCCGCATCGACGGCGGCTTCGTGGTCCTGAACTACATGCGGTATCGAGAGAAGGACTACAGTGCCGCCGAGCGCATGGCCAGGTATCGGGCTCGAAAGGCAGCGGCAGCGATCGACCCAGGCGAGGTTGCGCGGCTGGCACGTATGGCGATTCGTGAACGCAAGGACTGACCGATGAAACTCCTACTCGCCACCGTTCTCTTCCTGGCCTCCTGCGGTCGCCTCGAGGTGCATCACGAGTGGGTGGTCGACCCGCCGCCGAACGCTGACGTGGCTGCCCAGGCGGTCTTCCAGTCTTACGGCATGAAGTCCATGCCAATCGTGTACTGGTACGGGCCTGAGCACCTGAATTGCGCTGGCGGATACGGCTGGATCAGTCAGACCGGCGACTGCGTGTCGGGTGAGCAGGAAGACGGCGTAGTGATCCTGCCACTGTGGGACGGGATGCGATTCAGCGTGCCGGCTGTCGGCGGATTCCCGGCGTGGGTGGCCGACCTGCCCCATGAGTTCGCCCACGAGGCGTCTGACCAGCTCGGCGAGGGCGGCTGCGCTGACCACAACTGCCACTGGTTCGCGCACGGCGGCGAGGGCGAGCAGGCAACGGCCGCTCTCGCCCTTCTCGGCCTCTGACGCGGCATAGAAACAGCGGGTAGCGCACGCTACGCGTTGACAGTGACCATACACGTATCGTATCGTCACTTCACATGGCCAATTGCGCTGACTGCGGCCAGAACCCGAAGCGCGGGTGCAAGCCGGACTGCCCGCGGGACAAGACGCGGTCGGTGTGGGCGCGCTACCGGGCGCGAAAGAAGGCCAAGGCGCAGGAAGTTATTAGAGCGCTTCCAGGCGGGTCCTGGGGCGGCCCGCATGACTTCTGCGTCGGGAAGACGAAGTGCTCCTGTGCCTGAGTCGTCGCAGCCGAACACGCGCGTCATGCCGCCGATCGTGTGGGGCGAGGGCTACCGACAGCCGTGCCTACGTCCTGGCTGTGACAATGTTTTGTGCATTGACCAGCTGGAGGATGGCGACATCTGGGGATGTGTGAAGTGCCGAGCCGCCCACGAATTTTACACGGCGTACTCGTCCGTGACGCGTGCTGGCGGGGTCAAGTACGGCATGGTCCGCCTGCTCATCGGCGACCACCGGCGGGACAAGGGCGAGCCCGGCATCGCGGAGTTCGTCGAATGAGCTTCGCCCAACAGCACCCGGTCCTGCTCATCTCGGCGGCGATTCTCATCTGCATGGTCCTTGGCCTGTCGCAGCCGAGGCCGCGCTGATGGGTTACGGCCCTCCCCCGCTCGCCCGCGACGCCTATCACGAGGAGCGCCTTTACTGGCAGCGCAACCCTCCTAAGCGGCCGGCTGGCTACATCACGACGAAGGAAGCGGCGATGGTGCTCGAGATGGCGCCAGCCGACATGCTGAAGAAGAAATCGCTGCTCAAGCACGTCAAACGCGGCGGCCAGATTTGGTGGAACGCGCAGGAGGTTGCCGACCACAAGGCCATCCGCGACGAGCGAAAGGTGCTTCGGGAGGCAAAGAAGCGTGGCGGCTAAGTCCTACGGCGACCGGGCTGCCAGGGTGGCGCGCATGAGCGAGCGGACCCGCCTCGACGCGCTCAAGATCATGCGTCGGGTGTTGTCGGTGGCCTCGAAAGAGCCTGACAGGGTCGAGAAGGACGCGATGTTGCCGAAGATGGAGGCGCCTTTCTACCTCCATGCGGCCATGCAGTTCGGCGTGGACAGCGTACGCCGCGAGATCGACAAGCAGGAAGGACCCGGGACGACCCTGAACGTGCTCATCATGGGCCAGGCGCCGACGAATGAGGCGTGGTTGCAGGCCGTGAAGGACTCGCAGCAGCCGAAGCTCATCGATGCGACCGTCGAGGAGCCAAAGAAGTCGTGACCATCGAGGAGGTAGAATCCAGGTGGGGCGGTTACTGGCTTGAGACCGCGATGGTCGCGCTGTCCGTGCGAGTCAGGCCGGACGGTCTAATCGAGGCGCACCGTCCTACGTCTGACGAATTAGAGGCACACCTGTCAGAGCGGTTCGGATCTCCTGACAAGCTCCCGTTTAGGAACCTTACCTGCGAGTCGCCCGCGCTGGCATACGTCTTCACGGGGAAGACATGATTTCGGAGGCCATCTGGAAGCCGACTCCGAAGCAGGGCCTCGCCCTGTCGTGTCCGGTGTTCGAGCTCCTATACGGCGGCGGTGTCGGGGGCGGAAAAACCGACTTCCTGCGCGTCGACTTCATCCCTCAGCTCGAGGTAGCTACCAAGAAGTGGCGAGAGACCGGAAAGAAGTCGCTCGGTAACGCGCTGCTGGTTAGGAAAGAGTTCCCTCGGCTCAGGGACATCATCCGCCAGCAGCAAGAGCTGTTCCCGCAGATAGACGCAGGCGTTTCGTGGCGGGAGAACGAGCACGCTTTCAGGTTTTCGTGCGGCTACATGTTCGAGGTTGGCCACCTAGAGGGCCCGAACGACGAACAGAACTACCAGGGACGGCAATTCACCTGGCTAGGGTTCGACCAGCTTGAGGAGATCCCGAAGTACCAGTACGACTTCCTAAAGATGCGTGTCCGCAGCGCAGATCCGCATCTCCAGCCGCTTCACCGCGTCCGCAGCACCTGCAATCCGATGGGTCGGCACGTCGGGTGGGTCAAGGAACGGTTCTACGACCCCTGCAAACAGGGCTTCAAGATCATCAGCGAGACCGTAGAAACCTCGCAGGGCAAGAGGACGCTCGAGCGCGTTTGGGTGCCGGCTCTACTGCGTGACAACCCGCACATGCCGCCGGAGTACGAGGCTCAGCTTTTGCTGATGCCTGACCACTACCAGCGCGCATTTCTTTACGGCGACTGGGACGTCGTCCCTGGCTCGTTCTTCGGCGACGTGTTCGACCCGCGCATTCACGTGTGCGACCCGTTCGAGCTTCCGAAGAACTGGGAAGTGTTCCGCGCCGCCGACTGGGGATCGCGCGCGCCGGCCTGCTGCCTGTGGATCGCCGTCGACAACGACAGCAACCTCGTGGTCGTCGAGGAGCTATACGGTCCTGGGCAGACTGGAACCATCTTCGGTAAGAAGATTCTCGAGATAGAAGAAGCCTGGGGCTGGACCGACTCCAAGGGCTTCTCGAAGCTGCACGGCTACATGGACCACCAGGGCCGCCAGAGCTACGGCGCCGAAGGGCCGACGCCCACCGAAGCGATGATTGAGATGGGCATCTCGTGGTTCGACGCCGATAAGGAGCGAAAACTCGGCTGGACAGAGATTCGGCGCCGCCTGATGGAGCGCAGCGGCCCCGCCGGCAAGACGCCCGGACTGCGCATCTTCCGCAACTGCCGGAACCTCATCCGTACCTTGCCGAATCTTGTTGCCAAGCCGGAAGACATGGACGACATCGACAGCAAACAGGAAGACCACGCCGCAGACGCGCTCCGCTACGGATGCATGTCGCGGCCCATGTCTCGGTACGGAGAGGACACTGGCAAGACGGAGATGGACGCGTGGGAGCAGCTCATTGCCGCTCGCAAGCTTCACTCTGACATCAAGGGCGCTCGGAACCCTACGACGGGATACTAGGGAGGGACCATGTACGACGTGAGAGTTGTGAACGGCGAGGGTGAGAAGATTTTCGGGCCATACGAGCGCATGGAAGACGCCGCCACGGAGCGCGACCGCTGGGTTGCCACTGGCGGATGCTCGACCATCGAGATTCGGCCCATCAAGGTCGCCTCTGAAGACCCGACCCCGCGCCCGGTGAAGAAGAAGTGAACGACCTTACCGGCGGCGCGATGACGCCCGAGATGGGCGATGAAGACGGCGACGAGACCGTGTCGGTGAGCCTCAACGAGCCCGGGGAAGAAGCCGCGCCCGCTGTTCCGCCTCCCGCCGGACCGCCAGAATCCATCAACCTAGTCGAGTTCCTTCCGAAAGGCGAGGCCGACCGGATCGCTCAGCGCGTGGTGACCGACTTCACTGCCGACGTCGAGTCCGGCTCGAAGCACATGGAGCGGCTCAAGCGGTGGGCCGAACTCTACTCGTCGGTGATGAAGGCGAAGACGTGGCCATTCGACCGCGCCGCCAACGTCAACGTGCCGCTAGTCGAGTACACGGTGCTCCAGATTCAGGGCCGGCTGTTCGACATGATTTTGCCGGCCAAGGGCGAGCTTTTCCACTCGCTACCGCTCGATCAGCGCCCCGAGGAGTTGGACCGCGCCAACCGGACCGAACTCAAGCTGAACTACCTGTGCCGGCACGAGATCCCCGGCTTCATCCAGATTTACGACGAGCTTCTTTTCCAGATGTCGCTCTACGGCTCGGCGTTCATGAGCTACATGTGGAACGAAGAGGAGGGCTATCCGCAGCCCGAGTGCATCTCGGCGGCTGACATGGTCGTTCCATTCGGCTCCAAGTCGAAGTCGCCGCAAATGAAGGGCGTCCCGCGCTACACGCGCATTCGCTGGATGACCTATTACGACCTGATGGAGAAGGGCGCCGAGGGCTTTTTCTACGGCACGGAGGAAATCAAGGCGGTCCCGGCGTCCGAGGGCAAAAACTCCGAGATGCAGGAGACGATTAACGAGATTTCTGGCATGGACAAGCCCGGTTTCTCGACGATCGAGGACGACGAGCGCGAAGTGCTCGAGATGCATATCCGCTGGCTAAAGATGCCGAACGCTCCGGACAAGCATCCGTCGTTTGACGGCAAGCCGCACGCCGTTATCGCCTGGGTGGACGCCGAGAGCGAGCGACTTTTGCGACTCGTGCTGCGCGAGGAGCCCGATCCGAAGGATCAACAGCGCTTCGACAAGGAGAAAGCTGCCGTAGACGCCGCTCGGCAGGCGCTCCAGCAGTTCATCGACGCGAACGGCGTCCAGGCGGACCCGATGACGGGTCAGCTCATCCCGATCCCGAAGCCGCCGCCCGTTCCTCCCGAGCCGAAGCCGGTACGTGTGCGCGAAGTGACGTTTTTCACGCACTACCGAGCCTTCCCGAGCGAGGGATTCTACGGGCTCGGCTACGGCGACATTTGCGGGCCGCTTAACGAGGCGATGAATACCATCGTCAACCAGTCCATCGACCGCGGCACCGTCAACAACGCGCGCGGCGGCTTCGTTTCGCGTCAGCTTCGCTTCAATCGCGGCGCCCTGACCCTCCAGCCAGGACAGTTCGTTGAGATCGACGCCCCGCCGGCCGCGATGAAGGACGGTTTGCAGCCGATGCCGGCGATTCCGGCCGACCCGACGATGATGGAGATCGCCGGGATGATCGAGCAGTGGGCGCAGCGTTCGGCGGGGTCTGGCGACACGCTCAGCGGCGAGCCCATCGGGTCGAACGAGACCGCCCGCGCAGCCATGTTGCGGAACGAGAACGCGCAGAAGCAAATCAACGTGCTCGGTTCGCGCGTCATCTCGTACATGAAGAACGACGTGGACATGATCTGGCGCCTGCTGTCGGTCTTCCTTCCCGAAGGCGATAATCAGAGCGTCTTGGGACAGGACGGTCAGCCGACGAACATCCAGGTATCGCGCGCCGACTTCATCGCCGACCAGCGCGTCTTCCCTGCCGCTGACCCGCGCGTAACGTCACGCTCGCAGCGTATCAATGACGCCGCCGAGGCGATGCAGATGGCGATGCAGAACCCGATTCTCGCCCAGAACCCGAACGTCATCCGCGCCCTGACCGAGCGAGAACTGCACGCCCGCGACATGGCAGACATCATCACGCTCCTCGCGCCGAATCCGCCGCCTCCACCGCCCCCTGTCCCTCAGACGCAGGAGAACGCGGACTTCCTTCAGGGCAAGCAGCCGCAAGTCAACCCGCAGGACAACCATCGCCAGCACCTCGAAGAGATGGCGACGTTCAAGATGTCGCCCGAGTATCAGGCCATGACGCCAGAGCAGCAGCAGGCTTTCGAGCAGCACGGCCGCAACCACATCGGCGAAGCGATGAAACAGGAGCACGCGAATGGACAACCCCCAGGACCAGTTAACGTTCCTCCTCCTGTCGGAGGCTGACCTGTCCCGATGGCGGGAGGACCCGGTAACGGTCCTATTCCTGCGCCACCTGGACCGCCTCAGGGACCTCCACCAAGCTGAGTGCGTTAACCATGGCCTCGTCGCCCACCCGCAGACGCCAGCGTACGCTGGCCGCGCTGACATTGCAGATCGGCTACTAAGGGACTGCACCGAGCCGCGCATCAAGGAAGATTTGGTCACCACCGACAGCACATTCGTAGACCCCCGGCTCAAAAAGGTGAGAAAACATGGTCAAACCGACGCTCAATAACCCGGTAGTCCGCAGCGGCGCGAAGATTCCCCTCTACCCGACCGGCGACCGCGTGGTCGTCGAGAAGCTGGAGAGCGCCGAGGAGATGGTAGGCGGCATCGTCATCCCCGGCACGGAGAAGGCCGTCAGCTTGTACGCCACGGTCATCGCGGCCGGCCCGCTCGCAATGGACGTGCTCCGCGACGCATGCATCGGCATCGGCGACACGGTGTGCATTGGAAAGTACAGCGGTGTCGCGTGGGAATGGCGTCCAGACGGAGGCGTTAAGTTCGAGCGCGTCGAGATCATCAACGTCAAGGACATCTACGGGTCAGTCGAGCTCTGCGACAAGATCATGACCGGCAAGCTCGGCATCGACCTGCACCAGGAGAGCGACGGCGTGACCCGTCACCGATTCTTCGAGGAACAAGAGTTCACGGTCGGGCCAGCGCTCGAAGAGTCTCCCAGGAATAGCGAGACGAAGGAGGTTGCGTAAATGGCACTCTCGAAAGAAGCCGCCAAGGATTCCGAGCTTCCCGAGGAAGTCGTCGCTGAAGTCGAGGCCGCTGAGGGCGGTCAAGACGCAGGCGGCGAAGATGAAGGAGAGCAGCAAGTCACCGTCCGCCTGTCGCGCCGAAAGAAAGAGCAGCAGGAGCGCGAGGAGCGCATGGCTGCGCTCGAATCTGACCGGACTGCCCGCGCGCAAGAGGCCGAACGACTGCGGCAGGAACTCGCCCAGACCCGCGAGGCTCAGGCTCGCATGCAAGGCATCCTCGAGCAGATGCAGCGCATGCCCGCCGGACGCGATGGCGGCCGAGAAGATGCGCCGGTCGATCTGCGCGACAAGCTTGACGAACTGCGAAGGCAGGCTGGCACGGCTCTCGGCAAGCAGGATCTCGAGGAGTACCACCGCAATCTAGAGGCGGTAATGGACGTCAAGGCCGAGATGAAGGCCCGCGCCATCGTCGCCGCCCAGCAGAAGAACATGCCGGCTCCGCAGCAGCAGGCGCCGCAAAAACCCGACTGGGTGCGCGCCATCGAGTTCCAGTATCCCGACGTGCTCACTGACCCGCGCGGTCAGCACACGGTAGGCATCTTCGACAGCCTCCTCGGTCAGTCGGAGCAGTTCGGGCCGCAGCGATTGCACAAGGCTTTCCAGCGCGCCCGCACCGAGCTCGGCTTGGCTCAGGCGCCGGCCGCTTCGAACCAGGCGCGTCAGCTCCACACCGGCATCAGCTCCAGCTCCGTTGGACGCCGGACCGCGAACGGAGACAGCACGATCAAGATGCCTAGAGAGTCGCTGGATGTAGGCAGGAAAGCAGGCATGACCAGCGCGGAGTACGCAAAGGCTTGGCGCGATTCGTACGGCAGCGAATGAAGCGTAACGTATAGCGGACGCAAACCGCTTGACATTGTTGGGCGGTTCAATTCACAATTCATCAACCGGACACAGTCCCTCGGCCAAATAGGTCACAGGTGGTCCACCAGCCCGAGTCGGCGAGAACGCTAAACCGACCTCGTGATGCAGCGGTGGATCATCGATGGCATGGCCGAAAGGTAAGTCGAGAAAGCCGGTAGGCGGCGAAGTGCGGCAGGATGCCGCTCCCGCTCCAGTCCAGCAGGTCTGGCGCACCGACCAGACGAACGAGCGCCCCGGGTTCAAGCGCCAGTTCATGCGCGAGAACGAGGTGAACGACCGGAGCCGTCCGAAGTCGGTCTTCAATCGCGAGACCGGTGAGATGGTCCGAGTCGCCCCCTGGGCCGTGGTGTCCGAGGCGGACGCCGGGCTCGTGCGCGAGCGCCCCGACCTGGCTCAGCCGGTCGATACGGTGGCCCGCATGGGTCCTCACGTTCTCATGGAGATCCCCGAGGACGACTGGAACATGTTGCAGCACGAGAAGGACGCCGTTGCCGATGCGCAGGCCGACCGTCTCATGGCGGGGCAGCACTTCGAGGCGACCGACGAATCGGTCGTCCGTATCAAGCAGAACAAGTTTGCAGTTCACCCCGCCTTGATGGGCGGCCTGGTCAACGGAGGGTAACGTCACATGGCAAATGCAGCTCGTACCGGTTTCTGGCCCGTCCACAACCAGGGCGCCACGGCGACCCAGGAAAAGCGGGTCCGCGTCGCTTCGAACAACGGCACCGCTGTCTTCCTCGGCGACTGCGTGACCCGCACTGCTGCTGGCGTCTGGGGCCTCGCGACGCCCGGCGCTGGCGTGTCCGGAATCTCGCAGGGGGCCAGCTACTACGACTCGTCCCAGCTCGTCCGCAAGGAGGGCGCGTACCTGCCAGCCTCGACGACCTACTCCTCGACGGCGTTCGACATGTACGGGGAGACTGACCAGTCCTTCCTCCGCATCACGGCCGACCCGCTGAACGTTCGCTACGAGTGCCAGGCGAAGGCTTCCACCACGGGCGCCATCACCGACACCACGAAGAACGCCAACTTCTCGGCCGGCGCCGGCTCGACCACGACCGGTATCTCGGGACACCTGCTCGATACGCTGGCGACGACCGCCGCTCTCGACTTCTCCGTCATGGACGTCAAGCGCAACGTCCTGAACGACCCGACAGCGGTGAACTTCAAGTTCATCGTCCAAATCAACATCCTGACCGTCCCGCCCGTCGCCGCTGGCGCGGCCGGAAACTAAGGAGCCGACCGATGCCGATGAATTCAGCCAGTATCTACAAGTCCATCGAGCCGGTGGTCCGCCACTTCTGGGGACTCTCGAAGCAGGAGGCCAAGCCGGTCTTCTCGCAGATCTTCGACACCGAAGAGACCGAAGAGCCGATTCTCGACGCCGTGGAGTACGGCGGCCCCGGAACGATGACCTACAAGCCCGAGAACGACCGCATCGTCTCGGACCAGATCATCCAGGGAGTCAACAAGCGGTGGGCGGCGCAGACCTTCGCGACGGCCATCGAAATTAGCCTGGAAGCCGTCGAGGACACGAAGTACGGCGCCATCAAGACGGCAGCCAAGTCCCTCGGCCGAGCTGCCAACCTGACCCCCGAGTACCTGGCCGCGCAGTTCCTCGACCGCGCGTTCAACACGTCTTACCCGGCGCTCGGCGATAACCTGACCCTGTGCAACACCGCCCACCTCATCCCCAAGGGCGGAACGTACAGCAACCAGCTCTCGACCCCATACTCTCTGTCCGAGTTCGCGCTCGAGCAGATTTTCCAGAACCTCGCGGTCATCCCCTGGACCGACGGCATGATCATGCCGCTGACCCCGAAGAAGCTGGTCGTGCCGGTCGCTCTGGGGCCGCTGGCCTGGAAGCTCTCGGCGACCCAGCTTCAGGTAGGTTCGGCGAACAATGACCTCAGCTACATCGCCGGCAAGTTCGAGCCGGTGGTCTTCCCCTTCCTCGGGTCGAACACTCGGTACTTCGTGACCACGAACGCCGACGACGGTCTGTTCTGGAAGTGGCGTGTCAAGCCGCAGTTCATGCGTGACAACGTCGACATGCTGACCCAAGCGCTGTTCATCTCGCGGTTCCGAGCCTACTGGGGCTGCATCGACGGCCGCGGCATCTACGGCGTCAACGCGGTGTAAGGAGCGACCATGCCAGTGACCAATTTTCCAGGGGGAGCTAGTAGCTACGGCATCCCCCTTGTGGGACAGGGCACCGTCTATGACATGCCGTGGGGCGCAACGTGGTTCGTCAACAACCGTACCGGCATCGTCAACGGCGACGGCACGAACAGGGATCGACCCATGGTGTCGCTGGCGGATGCGCTCGCTCGCGCGTCTGCGTATGACACCATCTATGTCGGTCCCGGGCATGCCGAAAACGTCACGGCGTCGAACACGTTCAGCGGTGCAGTCACCGGCGGGCCTAACACCGGCGCGCAGACCATCCCGCAGGGCGTTCGCATCATCGGGGAGGGCTCCGGGACAAACCGGCCGACCTTCACGCTGACGGCGGTTGCATCTACCTTCGCCCTGGCGGCGGCGAACTCGTCGATCGAGAACGTGCGCATCCTGTCCCCCCAGACTGGATCGACCACGACCACGACGATGGTCACCGTCACTGCGGCAGGTTGCGCTGTGCGGTCTTGCCAGTTCCAGGGATCAGCCTCGGCGACCGCCCTCGTCACCACCGGAATCTCTCTGTCGTCTGCCGCCAACGATTTCCAGGCGACCGACAACACCGGATTTACGGTCACCGGAACGCCGACCGCATGGCTGGCGACGACGGGCACCGCCGCCGCTGCTCGTGTTCAGATCCTCAGGAACACGATCCGGTGGCTGATGTCTGGTGTTGCGGTGCCTGTCGTCGACTTCACGTCGGGGTCAGGGACGGCCCCCGCCGACTGGGTCATCGCTGACAACTGCCTGTCGAATCTTACGGCTGCCTCCACGGTGGTCATCAAGGGCGTCGCGTCCGCCACCGGACACATCGTCTTCAATTACCTGGAGACCGTCGCCGGTACCGCTGCTGCCGTGGCAATCACCACGCCCGGTGGAATGGTCATGTATCAGAACTTCGTCGCGCAGGGCGGTAAGCAGGCCATCGCCATCACCACGGGTGGCAACTCGTCGTAACGGGGCGTCATGCAGCACTTCAAGGTCGAATACCAAGACGGCTCGTCTCTCGGGTCGAACTACCCGCATACGCCTACCGACTTCGACGCGTCTCTCCAGGTCTACCTGGAAGATATGCTGTCGCAGGGGTACACGTTCGCGAATGTCCTTCCTAACGGCAACCAGGCCGGTCACTTCATCTTCACGGTGACGGCGAAGTAAGGAGATGGGGCGTGGCTTCGCCCAACCTCTACACCAACGGCTTCGGAGGCGCGTCAGGGTCAACCCTGGCAACCTCCAAGCCTACGTACGCCCTCAACGGCGGACACGTCTGGTACGTGCTCAGCACGACGGGGGCGAACGCTGCCAGCCCAGCGGGACAGGACCGCGCCAAGCCGCTGGCAACGGCCGCTCAGGCCGTCACGAACGCCTCGGCAGGTGACACCATCGTGTTCCTGTCGGGGCATACCGAGAACCTGGCAGCCGCAATCGCCGCGTCGAAGCTGGGGCTGAAGTTCGTCTCTGAGGGCACCGGGGCGAATGCGGCCCGCTTCACCTGCGCGTCTACCGGCGGGTGCTTCAACATCACGGCTGGCACGGTTCTTTCGGGGCTGTACTTCCCGGCCTCGACGACGGCGGCGACTAACGCGCGGGTTGACGTGGCAACCGCCGCGCCGTGTGACATCGAGAATTGTTACTTCGAGATGGGCGCCAGCGACACGACTGCTGCCATCCGCTGGGGATCGGTCGCATCGTCCGTTGGTCTCGACATCACCGGATGCACGTTCATCGCCACGGCTGCCACTCAGGCTGCCATCGGCATCAGCGTGGTAACGAACGCGGCTTCTGGACTGCGGCTTGCCGACATCACTCTCGACGGCGGCACGGTCGGGTTCTCTGACTTCGTCATTAAGCTGGCAGTGGCCGTCACGAACATCGACGCGCGCAACGTGCACCAGCTGAATAACTCGCACGTCAGCCTGGCGGCCGGGTGCACCGGCTCGTGGATCCCTGGGACAGTTTCCGGCGGGAGTCGTCTCGAACAAGCGTAGAATACGGCCATGGCTAAGAAGTATCTCTATCCATGCGCTGGCTGTGGGAAGGGGACGAAGAACGGCCTCAGGTCTCTGTGCATCGACTGCTGGCGCGCATACAACACGATAGAGGCGAAGTTCTGGCGCAAGGTCGCCAAGTCCGATGGCTGCTGGATATGGACTGGCGCCAAGTATTCGAACGGTTACGGTCACCTGTGCGAGCGCGGCAGGAATTACCTTGCCCATAGGCTGGCATGGGAACTCGTCACAGGATCAGCTCCGCCTGCCGACAAGCTGCTGTGCCACACGTGCGACGTTCGCCAGTGCGTGAACCCCGCGCATCTTTTCGTCGGGACCTACAAGGACAACGCAGAGGACTGCAAGCGCAAGGGGCGGAATAACTCCGGCGACAGGAACGGGATGTGCGCTCGTCGCAGGGCAGAGAGGGCGCGTGTACACGAGGCCAATTAAATTCGAGCCCGGCACGTTCCTTCGCTATTGCGAAATTTGCGGCATCCGCTTCCGCGCGAACGAGCTGGTACGGTCTACGGACGGCAAGTTTCGCTGTCTGCGGTACTGCGTCGAAGAGACCCAGCTGGACCGCGACCGTGCGTCAGCTGCTGCCAGTCGCCGCCGGGAAGCGCCCCCGCCTCCGTTCGGCGCACCGTACCTGTTCAAGGACATCTATTCGATCGAGGGCGTCCTGTTCGACTTCCTTGCGAACAACAGGTACAGGGACACGTCGGGGCCGTCGGCTGGTTCTGGAGGTGTGAGATTCGGGGCGCCCCCAGAAATCACGTTCCGAAATCTAGGCCTCGCACCTGCGTTTAGCACGACGGTAAACTCTTTTACGTGTGCCGGCGAGGCGATGAGGTACCTGTACGGGCTGATCGTCGAGAACAAGCGGCCGTCGTCATGGATAGTGCGCTCCAAGGCGAAGTTGCGAGAACTTGCCGACTATCTCATCGCCGCTCAGGTTGGATTCGGGACACTCCCCGCCGAAACGAAGGCGAACTCTATTCGCTACGGGATGCTGTTCTCTGCGAACAATCCTACGACAAACGAGGCCGGGGCCTGCGGGCTCGGCCTTATGTATGCCTACCTCCTGTTCGGAGACGTAAAATACCTGACCAGTGCCCGAGCCGTAGCGGACTGGCTTACCAACATGCAGCAGGGCGGCCTGCTCACTTCGGCGTTTTCTTCTACCGACTCGGCAGGCGCGAACCGAATAAACTACGGCACATGGACTAGAGCGTGCGACAGGACGACGAACCTGAATTACGACCACGTCTATCGCCACGATTCCCTGGTGTGTCTGGAGTTCCTTAAGCTGCTCTATGCCACCGTCGGCGACGAGCTGCACGGGGCGGATTCGACGCTGTCCGGCGTGTTCACCCAGGCGCCGCAGCAACTTCTATCGACGTCTATTGCATCGGCGCGAGCGTTCTGGTCAGTCGGATGCTTCGACGCCGTGACGGGTTCAGCCATCAACGGCCTGTCGACGACGACACCGCGCGAGCTGTTCAACAGTTTCCCGACTACGAAAACTGGGTTCTCCAACGGGACCGGGTCCTGGGAATACCAGGATGGACCAAGCGCCAGCGGGACGCTCATTACCGCTGCGAACTACGCGATAGCGCTGCGAGCGCTATACGCTTACGAGGGCTATTCGTCGCAGGTCTCGAGCGTCTGGACTTGGCTCATGGGTTTTACGAGCAACCCGGCGTTCCAGCCGACGACGACCAGCATCGGGCAGGACGCTCCGACCGTTCTATCTCTCTCTGGGACCTACAAGCCGAAGTTGTGCCTATCGACGACGCTGCAAGTCCGCGCGACTGGTACACTTGCAACCGTGGCAATGAACGGGTCGAGTCAGTACGACTGGCAGTGCGTCGGACTCCTGGCGCCGATTCAGGGTGTCCAGGACCCTGGCTCGCTCGACACTGCGAAGGACTACATGTCCAATGGAACGAGCCGGCCTGAGGACTACGACCAGGGCACGAACGTCACAAACTATCTCATGTGCCAGGGTCTTTCCGGACTGTCCGGGCAAATCGCAGCGTCGCCGACCGCCGTTGTCGACTGGCGCGCCGATCTGGCCGCCAAGGCCGGCCAAGCCTTCCGCTACGGCAATGTCGTAACCCCAACCGTGCAGGTCTGACCATGGCGCAACCGCAGGGATACAACCAGTTCAGCAACTACAACATGGTCCCCGGACAGGGCGGTCAACAGGGCCAGGGCTTCGGTCCGCAGCGTCAGCGGTCGTCAAGCGACCTGAACCAAACGCCACCAACTGGCGATCCGGGCCGCCCGCAAAGCCAGTACCCGTCCGGGACGTTTCAGCAGGGCCAGCAGTCGTACCCGTGGCAGCAGATGATGCAGCGGAACCAGTCGCAGTCCACGGCTCCTCAGTCGGCACCGCAGCAAGCCGGCGCTGCCGGTCAGACTGCTCCGGATACGCAGCAGCAGACATACGCGCCACAGACTCAGCGGCCGCCGCAGATGCCGGCGATGCAACAGCAGCCTTCCGGGCACATGGAGATGGGCGACTACAATGCACCTGGCGCGTGGTCCAACGGCTACAACCCGCACATGGTCTACGACCAGCCTGCGGCCATGGCCATGCCTCAGCGCCCTGCGCAGTCGCAGTATCCTGCCGGCACCTTCCAGGGCGGACCAGTTACATCGCCGGCGATGCCTAGGACGCCAACGCCTGCGCCTGCTGCATCGCCAGCGGCCCCCGCGCTAACCAATGGCATCCCGACGTGGATGCTGGGACAGGCCGCCAGTGCTGCCGCTGCGCCACAGGGACCCGATCCGATGTCTGGCGAGGGCTGGAAGAACGGCATGAGCCCGCAGGCGTTCCAGGCGCAGAACCAGTACTACGGGCAGACCGGGTACTACGGCGACCTCGGACAGGTTCAGGCGCAGATGGCAGGAGGCGCTCAGTCGGCCGGCATCCCTCAGGGTGTGCTCGGACCTGACTCATACACGCAGAATACCGCGAACTCCTACGCGGCCAAGTGGCAGCCTGCCGCGACTCCGCAGCAGCTCGTCTCGCAAGACCTGTCGAACTGGGAAGCCAACCGATGGAACCCTAGGTAATGGCCGTTCCAGCGACGTCGACATACAACCCGAACCGGGCTCGCATCGTTCAGCTCGCCTTGACGAACGTCGGGGCTATCGACCCTGGCGCG